TGGCATATATTATCTCTTTTTACCAAACTTAAAATCAAGAGGAACAGATATTCCAACATTCCAATCATAATTACGAAATCCGTGGCCTGACCTCATTCTTTCATAGTCACCACTAATCGTAGCTTTCCCTATGGGAAATGCAAAACTACCTTTATTAAATGGACTAGCTTTAAAAGATTCTCGACCACTACCAGAAAACTGCATACCTAAAACATCATATATAGACTGCATATAATCTAAATCACTTTGCAATCCAGGGTCTTTCTTTGAAGATGATGATCCAACAACTTTCATTTTACCAGATGGGTACCTATTCCTAGTCACCTGACTCCACATCGAACTTGTTTTTTGATATCCACCATCTAAAGCCCTACTCTGAGCTAAAGCCCTCATTTCTAAACTAGGACTTGTAGAAAAAGAAGACCCAGGGTAGGATGTAAATGTTCTTGGACTGTTATTTCCGTTTGGCATTATGCTGTAATCCAGCTTTTAGCTTTACGCTTTGGTTTATACCACTTCCTTTTATCATCATTTTGTTTCATATTTGGAGGAAAAGCGTGTACTGTTGAATAATAAAGTGATTCAATTGTGTCATCATGAGACATTTTGGGGCCGAATGTAATGATTTCATTGATTAAATCAAACATATTTGTTCGTAAAAAGACTGTTCCCATACTAAAACGACCTGAAAGACCTGAATATATGCGATTTCTCTTGTTTTGGCCACCTGGTTTCTCAGGAATAACTGATATATCGAACCTATTTAGTCTACGTCTTTCATCATTCATAGCCTGAAATATACTTCTGTTCATAGCAACGTCTTCAACAGTTGCAGAAACACAATTATACTTACCGTACAAAGAAATAATGTAATCAACCACTCCACTACGACCAATAATAGCCCCGTTACTCGGGTCTTTTGACCCAATAGTCGGAATAGACCTATGCCTTTCATACTCAAGTACATAGCAATTATTATTAACATCAATAGCGACAACCATAATAACGCTAAAGTCAGCATGCTTTGTATCAATATCTGTGGCAGGATCACAACCGATGAAAATATTGACTGGGACTTCTTGGGTATCAAGTCCACTATCAATAACTATATAATTAATATCATCTTCATTTTTATAATAACCTTCCCAATATCTTATATGTTTTCTTGTCCATACAGCATCTTCTTCACTCATCACTTCCATCATATACTCTTGATAGAACTTCTGAGGCTGACCAGAGTCAGCATAAAACTTTTTCTTCTCCTTTAACTTTTTACTGGGAAAGAATGATGCCCAGAGAGGTGTTCCATCTGATTGCAGTGCTTTATATGTAATTACATTCCAGGCAAATTCCTTCCCATCTTTAGTAGCTTTCGCATGCTGAGTAAGCAAATTGTTAATAAAGGAATCATAATGTACGGGAGTGCCATTAACACGGAGCCTACCAGTATGAGGCTCGAGAGCAGGATAAACAACGGCAGTGACAAGATTCGCATTTTTATCACGTGCTTCCCTCGTAATTGTATTTGCCTCATGTTCAAAATCATCTAACACTATCAAGTCATATCTCTTATGAAGTTTCGCTCCCCCACGAATACCAGCCACATTAGACTTGCTTATAAGTTTACAGCCATTTTGAAGCTCTATGTCTTCTTCTGTCCACTTATTCCCTCTTGTGGCTCCAAAATAGTACTTTATTCTTTCATTATAGTCAAGGTGATGTTTAATATAATCCATATTTCCTACTGATAGCTTCTGAGTAGCAGAAACCCAAGCATAAAATAAAAAGTCATCACCACCTTTACAAAACAAAAAATCCTTTAATATAGAAGCTTTAGTCAATACAGTCTTCCCATGACCTCTTGGAATAATAATAGCTGTCTGCTTTACCTCTTTATTATCTATAATATCAGCTATCTCATAATGAAAGAAAGGAGTCTCACTACGATTAAAGTCTTCAGGGAGAAATAGTTTACCAAATGATATCAAATCTTTGCTCGCTAGCATTAATGCTTTCTCAGCATCTGACATAGATTGACTATTTACGTTCATTATTTATATCTCTTATCTCAAACTCGCTTTTTAATTTAGACTCATTCGCACCTTTAGTGAAAGTTACAACAGAATCTACACAACCTTGAATATATGATTTCGCTTCTATTGTTGTATCAAAAGACCTCATTAATGCATCAGTTCCATCCACTTTCATCTTTTTCCAAAATACTAAATATCTTCCTCCATAGTCCATTATCTTTTCCTCCCTCCTTGACCTACATATTTTCGATACCTCTTTTTAGTCCCTCTGCCTGAACCTTGTCTTGTCTTTTTGATCTTTCTTCTTGATTCTCTATCTAATGATGAATCTCTGTCGTTCTGATATGAACTCACTAAGACACACTCCTCATCTGTGTATTGTAATTACTAATATTTCTTTTACCTCTTATATAAGGAGTCTCACACTTCTCACATTTATAAACTGGGAACTTATTAGCTGAAGTTAAATAAACAGAACTTGTCTCTTGCAAGTGCTTACTTCCACACGTAGGACATATATCATCTTCCATTAATACTCCAAGATTAGGATGGTTACGAATATAAGGTCTTATCTTCAAATACAAATCCTCTAATCCCATTACATCATGCCTATTGTATTCAACCATTTCTTCTAATTTTTCTGGTATACCAGCTTCACAATCTACCCATAGTTGGAAATCAGTTTGAATCTTGTTCTCAAGTTTGAAATATTTCGTTAAGAAATCTTGTTTATATGAAGGAGCAAAAAATTCTCTCCTTGCAACCTTTAAAGTATCAATAATCTTAAAAGGACTTGGAGGTGCCATACCTTGTGAAATGAATCGCCAACGGAGTTTTCTTAAGTCGAACCTATCTCCGTTATGACCAACAACTATATCTGCTTCATCTAATAACTTATGGATTGACTTCAGTATTCTTTTGTCATCTCTATTCTTTGATTCTTCTGGGGTTACAACATCTGACTGGACATTTTCATCATATAACCATTTAGCAGCCCAGCTAATTATATATTGATGCTCTGTTATTTGATAATGCTGAATATATTGTTTATAAGTTCCCCATCCAACAAAGTGATAAAAACTTGTCTCTACATCAAACAACAGTATTTTAGGTAGTTCACTTTCCTCATAGTCAACAGGCTTTTGAAAGTATTTACCACATGAATAACACTCATACCTCTGTTGATCTCTCCTAATACCTTTCTTCCTACCGTAAGTACTCACGCAATAAGGACAGCAAACCATATCATTCTCCTTCTTTTATATTATTTTCTTCTATCTCTTTCGGCCTTTCAGCAGCTACTAATTGATCTGGTTCAAAACCACTGAACAGACCTATGATACCTTGTTCCTTCTGTTTTATAGTAGTAGTCCCTATGGTACCTATAGCTTTTCCTAGCTCTTTCGTAGCATTCAATACAATATGATCCTCTGGAGAACTGTCTGCTAGACATTTAAACTTCTCGAGCACATACTCATGGTCAATTCCCATTGTTTTTGCTACATCAACTACTGACTTTTCTACTTCTTTCATAACTCTCTCCTGACTTAAAAGGATCGCCGCTTTCTTTTCAGCTTTATACGAACTAGTCTCACTGAACGCATCCATATAGCTTTTAACCGCCCCCAGACCAACTGCAATATTAGTCGCAAATATCTTTTCTTTTTTTGTTGGTAACTTCCGTTTATAAACCTGTTTTCTTGTATCTTTAATGGATTTTGAGAACGTGTACCTATTTTTGTGCCCGGAAAAATCAGTATCCATATACGTTTTAGGAAGACATAGAAACGAACCAACAACAGTGCGCACATAATTTTTACAATATTTGTAGTTTCTTCTGTCATTAGGGTGTTTTATAGGTGCTGATTTGAGTATTTGGACAATACGACTGTCGTCACTCCATACCCAGTCACCTTCTTTAGATTCACGCCAGTTTTTTAGAGGAGTCTCATTCGGGTGGTCATTATAAAAATCACTTATATGGTCATATACGCAATGCTTAACTCCCTTTATTTTTCGATATTCCATAATATCTAGTTCGGCATCACCACACCATCATAACTTGACAGCTCTTTTATTTGTAAAGCTAAATTATCAATTAAATATTGTACTGGCAATGGTATATCATAGATAACACCGTCTATTTCTATAGGGATCATATCTTCGTCAGGATTATTTGATATCTGCTTCAGAGCTTTCTCAATATCTTCCTCACTAAGGTCGATTAATGAATCTATAACATCTGCCATGGTGACGAATATTAATATAAAAAGACATACGAATCAAGGTATTTACTCCCCCCTCCTATAACCTCCCCCCTTAAAGCTATATGCTCTACCATAAAGCCCATAGGCCCATATAATATATAGTACAGTATATATAGTACAGTATATATAGTACAATAGAATTTATGACACAATATATGAAATGACCAAGTGAATCTTACAAAAATTATAGGATTTTGATGTACAACCATATTTGACTTCAATACAAAAAAGATGGATTATGGAAATTCATCTTTTAGTTGGATTTGATTCCAGCGACAAACCTATTTACTTTTGAAAGGAGTAAATCTAATGATTATAATGCACAAC